CAACTACCACGCGATTTTGCACAGTAACGCCGTTACCAGCGGTTCAATTGCTGCTGCGACGTTTACGAGCGCTGGGTTCGTTGCGTCAATTGGTGGGTTCGGGGCTCTATCCGGGGTCACGCATCTAGCGGGCGTGTGGAGCGGCACCTCCAGTAGAACCATTTATGCCGACGGCGTCATAGGCACTCCGGAGAGTTCAACGCGAACTCCCAGCGGCGTCGATACTGTCTCAATCGGTAACAGCGCCGACTCTACCCCCATCGGCGCCATGAATGGCCGCGCGATGTGGCCGTGCGTTTGGGACATCGCATTAACTACGGCAGAGATTGCGCAACTTGCGGCAGGCGTACATCCCTACCTGATTCACCCTGAAAGCATTCTGCACTTTTGGGGGGATATGCATGGCACGGGAACTGAGACTGATTTAATCGGGGCAGGCGACCTTACTGAAACTGGCACAATTGAATCGGCTGAAACAGTTGTCTTGCTACCGTTGGGTGGCCCACGATTTGTCGTAAGCGAAATCGCAGCTGCTGGCGGCACGACGCCACCACTTTTCTATCATCACAGCCACCACAACAGGGCGGCATAAATGGCACAAATTCTCAAGCAGTCGACCGCGGTGGATGTTTTGATTGGCCCCTTTGTGGATATCCTCGACGGTGCTGCCGCCGAGGTTGGTGAAAGTCCATCGGTTAAGCTGTCAAAAAACGGCCAAACATTGGCAGCCAAGAATGATGTGACCACCCCAGTTAGTGACGCCGACGGGTATTACAACTGCGAACTGGATGCCACGGACACCAACACCGTTGGAACGATGATCCTCACTGTTGCGGCGAGCGCTACCGCATTGCCAGTGCGCCATGAGTACCAGATTGTTGAGGAGGATGCTTATGAGTTTCTCTACGCGACTGGGTCTTCACCGGATGCCGATATCGCCGCGATCAAGACGAAGACTGATTTCCTTCCGAGCGCGACCGCAGGCGCTTTGGGTGGTGTATTTATTGCTGGTTCGAATACTGGGGCTACATCCATTACAACAAGCGGGGTTGCCGTATCGATAGTTAGCACCGGTGCGGACGGTGATGCGATATCTCTGAACGGCAATGGGACGGGTGCGGGGCTGAGAACTCAGGGTGGTGCGACGGGTGTCGGGATAGAGGCGCTCGGGGGTGTGACATCTGGCGAGGGCATTTCAGCGTCGGCGACCACGTCGGGTTCAGGTATGACCTTGAGCGGAGTGAGCAACGGTAACGGACTGCTTATTCAGGGTGCCGGAGCGGGCGAGGGGATTAGGTCAATTGGCGGAACGAGCGGGTCCGGCATACAAGCCGATGGACAGGGCGTAGGGCACGGGATCGCTGCAACAGGTGGGGCGACCTCTGGCGACGGGATTGTCGCGACGTTGGGCGGGTCGGGCGTTGATATCCGCGGCGACATTACCGGCAACGTGACTGGCAACGTGTCGGGTTCAATCGGCAGCCTTACCGGTCACACTGTCCAGACGGGCGATACTTTTGCCTTGGCGAATGGGGCTACTGGTTTTGTAGCAATCGATACTGTTGTCGACGGGATACAAACCGATCTGAGTAACGGCACAGATGGCCTCGGAGCGATCAAAGCTGATACCGCCGCCACTTTGGCAGACACCGGGACCACGGGCGTGGTGATCGCAGCCGCTCAAACCGTCGCCACCGTGACCGACGTCACCAACTTACATGCAAGTGCGGCGACAGCGGCGGCTCAGACCACCGCGCAGAACGATCTTGATATTGTCACTGGCGCTGACGGAGCCGTGTTGTTGTCAGGGACACAGGCGAGTGTCGATGCCATCGAGGTCGACACCGGCACGACCATTCCGGCATTGCTGCCGGCAGCCCTAGTGGGTGGGAAGATAGATGCGAATGTGGGAGCGATATCAGCTTCGACTACGGCAGCCGATAACCTTGAAGAGTCGACCGAGGCGATTATCCCAGGTAGTTCGGTAACAGGGACGCTCAGCACAACGCAATCGACGTCTGATCTCTCTGGCTTCCTCGACGATGAACTGATTGGCCGGACGATTATCTGGAAGTCGGGCACCGCTAACGGGCAGGCGAGCGACATTACTGATTACGCTTCGGCGAGTGGGTTGCTGACGTTTACGGCGATTACCACGTTGCCAGCGAACGGCGATTTGTTCGTAGTAGTGTGATTGTGTAAATGGCTCAAGTCACCCGCCTTGGGCTCTATGGCGGGCCACGCCCCCCACAAACTTTCTCCGTCGCGCCAACGTCGGCGGTTATCAGCGGCACGGTCACCAGCGCGACCGAGGCTGATATTGTCGCGGGCGGCAAAACCGTCATTATCACGCTCACGAATGACACGTGGGCGGCGGCGGGCACTGGGCCAATCGGCAGCACCGCCGACACTCAGGCAATCATCGACGGCATAACGTCGGCGCAAGCTGAAGCCCTTGGCTGGAATAATGAGGTCAGGGACAAGGAGGTAACGACCGCGGTTGTCCGGACATCGGCCACGGTTGCCACTATCACGCTGACCGCGTCACCGCTGTACGACATTACGGCGATTGAAACGATTACGGTCACAATACCCGCTGCGGTGCTGGTGACCTCGGCGATCGACGTGGTCGCCGCCCCGACGTTTACGATATTACTGGCTGTGGTCGTACCTGTACCGACGGGTGGAGGGGGCGGTGCGGGCGAAGCGAGACGGGGCGGGCCTCAACCACGTCGTCGGCGGCAAGAGGCCAAGGGCCGTAAGCCGAGAGATCCAAGTACGCGGACTAATTACGGCCCGACGTACCCTGAAGATGAGACTCCCGAGCCCGCTGAACCGGAGATAATTGATGCTCGCATTGCGGAGCTTGAAGCGCTTCAAGCGGGGTTGGTTAGCGACGATTCGAAGGTGGTAGCACTTGGTATCCAGCTTGAGGATATCGAATCAGAGTTGACAAAATTGTTGAAGCAGCGAGCGGACGCCCTCTTGCTGCTATTATTGTTGGTGGACTAAATGAGGATTTCAAAGTGAAGTGGAATTGTAACTATCAAAGTGGCGTGGATGGGAAGAAAGGTAATGATACCGTTCCCTGGAACGGCGGGCTGACCACCGGTCCTGACAAGGGCAAGAAGGCCGGCAAGATGAAGCCGGGTGGCCGGAAGCTTCGATCGAAGTCTGGTGGTATGTCCAGCACACGAAAGGGCGCCGGACACGGGTATTGAGCGAGGAAATCATCCTCCCGTATATGTTCGAGCCGCGTCCTTATCAGCTCTCGACATTCGAAGCGTTTGATAGCGGGATCAAGCGGCTACTGCTCGTTTGGCATCGTCGGGCGGGGAAGGATAAGACGTGCCTGAATTTGATGGCGCGAGCCAGTCAGGAGCGGGTGGGATCGTACTTCTTTTTTCTTCCGACGTATGCGCAAGGTAAGAAAATCATTTGGGACGGAATGGACTTCGACGGGTTCAGGTTCCTAAACCACTTTCCGAGGGAGCTATGGGCCGGTACGCCGAACTCGACCGAGATGAAGTTGAGGCTTAAGAATGGATCAATCTTCCAAGTGGTCGGATCGGATAATATCGATTCTATTGTCGGGACGAACCCAGTGGGGGTTGTCTTTTCCGAATTCTCTCTTCAAGACCCACGTGGTTGGGATTTTATCCGACCTATACTCCGCGAGAATAAAGGATGGGCGCTATTCAACGGGACCCCTCGTGGTCGGAACAACCACCTCTTCAAGCTTTACGAAAATGCGAAGACGAACAAAGAGTGGTTCGTAGAGAAGCTTTCCATCGAAGAGACGGGCGTGATGACTGAGGAGGATGTTCAGGCTGAGCGCGATGCCGGCATGGACGAAGAGCTTATCCAACAAGAGTTCTATTGCTCCTTCGACGGCGGGCTGAGCGGCGCTTATTACAACAAGCAGATGCAGGACGCTTATGAGGAAGGAAGGATTACGAACGTCCCTTACGATCCGGCGATAGCGGTCGATACGTGGTGGGACATCGGCATGCACGACTCGACTGCGATCACTTTCGTGCAGCAAGAGCCCGCAACGAGGGTGGTTCGGATCATCGATTACTACGAAACATCTGGCGAAGGGCTTCAGCACTACGTCAAGTATCTCGCGTCCCTTCCTTATATATACGGCGAGCACATCGGCCCGTTTGACTTGGAGGTCAGGGAGATGGGCACCGGCAAGTCCCGTCTGGAGATGGCGTACGGGCTGGGGCTGAAGTTCAACATCGCCCGGAAGCTCCCTCTTGAGGATGGGATTAACGCTGTCCGAACGATGCTCCCGATGTGCTGGTTCGATAAGGAGAATTGTAAGCATCTTGTCGAAGCATTGATGTCGTATCACAAGATGTGGGATAACCGTCACCGGGAATGGAAGGCGAAGCCTGAGCATGATTGGTCGACGCACGGCGCGGATACGCTCAGGGTAGGTGCGGTTGGGCGCAGGAATGCGCGGATACCCGAGCGTAAGAAGCGGTATGAAGTGAAGTACTGGAGCGAAAAATCTAAGCCTAGTTGGAAGGCGGCATAGTTATGGCAGGCGGATATCTCCCCGGCGGACCCCACGTACCCAGTGAGAAAGAACTCGATTCTGTCGAGGAGGTTTATCAGTACCGACAAGATTCCTTAAAGGTCCAGGGGGACTGGCGGGTCGAGGCGCGGAAGTCTTACGAGTTCCGAGATGGGAACCAGTGGGATTCTGAAGACCTCGCGATGCTTGAAGAGCAGCAACGGCCGGCGGTTACCTTCAACCGGATTTCCCCCATTCTCGATTCGATCGTCGGGCACGAGATGGATAACCGGCAAGAGATCCGTTACATGCCCCGGGGCCAGGGGGACGGCAAGCCGAACGAAGTCTATACCGCCGCCGCGCAGTGGGTGCGCGATCTGTGCGATGCCGAGGACGAGGAGTCCGACGGGTACCACGATGCGATCACCTGCGGTATGGGGTGGATTGAGACGCGGGTCGATTACACCCTGGAGCCCGAAGGGAAGATCGTGATGGAGCGCGTCTCTCCTCTGGAGATGCGTTGGGACCCGAACGCGCGCAAGGCGAACGTATCCGACGCGCGCTGGCTTTCGCGCGAGAAGTGGCTGCCGCTCGTCGAGATTAAGGACCGCTTTCCGGAGAAGGCTGACGAGATAGACACCGCGTCTGAGGTCACGATGGAACGTGAGTGGATGGACGAGCACGACGCGACCAGCGCTTGGAAGTACGAGCAGGATCAGAACTGGTACGACGAGAAGAACGATAAGGCGCTGCTGATCCACTTCCAAATTAAAGAGCTGGAGGAAGGTTACAAGGTCCAAGATCCCGCCTCCGGGAAAATCACCTCATTTACGACGGAGCGCTTCAACAAGCTGAAGAGCTTCTTGGATGCGCAAGGGATTGAGTACGCGAAAACTCAGCAGTGGGTTTACACCCAACGATTTATCGTCGGCAAGGTGCTTCTGAAAGAAGGGCCGACGCCCATCGACGAAGACTTCTCTTATCACGCGATCACCGGCAAGCGGGATGAAGAGCAAGGGTACTGGTACGGCCTGACCCGCGTCATGATCGATCCCCAGGAGTGGGCGAACAAGTTTTTCTCCCAGGCGATGCACATTTTCAACTCCAACGCCAAGGGCGGCGTGATGATTGAGAAGGGCGCCGTCGTCGATGAGCGCGAGTTCGAGACCGGGTGGGCGAGCCCCGACCACGTAAGCTGGCTTGAACAGGGGGCGCTGACCGGCGGGAAGGTTCAGGAGAAGAATCTGGGCGGGTACCCGAGCGGGATGGACAAGCTCATGTCCTTTGCCATCTCCTCCATTCGGGATTGCTCGGGCGTGAACCTCGAATTGCTCGGCATGGCGAACCGGGACCAGGCAGGGATCTTAGAACAGGAGCGGAAGAAGGCGGCGCTCATTGTTCTAAAGCCCCTGACCAATTCGCTCCGGCGCTACCGGAAGAATCAGGGGCGAGCGTTGCTCTCGTTCATGGTTCAGTACATCCCCGAGGGGACGGTTGTTCGCATAACGGATGAACAAGCGCTTGAGTTCTACAAGGATGAGGACGTTCGGAAATACGACACAATCATCGATACGTCCCCTTCCAGCCCGAACCTCAAGTCTGAAATTTGGAGCGTGCTGGGCAACATGCTCCCCGCGATGTTCAAAGCCGGGGTTCCGATGCCGCCCGACCTCATCAAGTATTCACCGCTCCCCGAAAGCGTTTCGGCGGATTGGGCGCAGTACATTGAACAACAGTCAGGGATGGCTAGCCCTGAGCAGATGCAGCAGATGCAAGAGCAGATGCAAAAGACCCAGGAAGAGAATAAGCAGCTCAAGGATAAGCGCGAAGAGCAGCAATCTCAGCTCGCCTTCAAGTGGCAGGAAGCGCAGCTCGATGCGTTCCTCGCTAGCGAAAAGCTTTTAGCGGAGAGCAAGCGTTACGATCAAGATCGAATCGCCAAGATGAAAATTTCCGATGCTGATCGCGCTGCGAAGCTCATCGAAATTCATGCTCGATATGACGCGGAAATGGAGAAGCTTCGGGAAACTTGTAACTTAGATCGTGAGGTGAAATCCGCGGATATCGCTAGTAAGAAGGAGCTTCAGGTCATTTCTCTGAGCGATGAGCGTGAGAAACGTCAGGTTGAACAAGCTATGAAACATTACGACGCAGCGAGAGATCTCCAACGCTC